GATTCATGGGAGTCCAATAATCTTTATAATATAAATAAGTAGCTCTATCCTTAGTCATATTTTTAATATCTTCATCAGGATAAAATTTCTTAGCTATACCAAAATTAGTTTCTCCTCCGGGATCATTTGGATGATTTACATATCCTCCTTCATTTCTCAAGATAATTTTTATACAACGAGAGAAGAGTTCTGAATAAATCATAAGATAATATTTTTACAAAAATATTAGTTTATTTCGTAAAATCCTAATTTATAATTAGAAATTATGTATTAAAGATTAATACATTATCTATTAAAAAAGAATAGGGGAAGAAATCCTCCTCCCCCATCCTATTTTTAAGTTAGATAACTATTAAGCAGTATTACCAACTGTTGAAGCCAGTACTGTACCAAATGCATCTCCTGCAACAGCAGTAGTTTCATTAGCTATTATAACCCTATACTTAGAAACGGGTTGTTGACCAGAAGCTACATTAATATATTTACTATCGGTAACTTCAAAAGTAAATAAAGAATAGGTACTTCCTGCAACAGCACTCTGAAGATATGAAGTTTGTGGATAACGAGATACTTCTCTTGTCTTATTCTGGAATTGAGTATAAGCTTCCAAAGCAGCAACTAACTGATATGTTCCACGACCTATAAAAGGCTGAGTAGCTTTAGTAACAGTAGCAGTTTCAAAGTTTTCTCCTAATTGTACATCAAAACTAACTACAATAGGTTGATCATACAGAGGGTTAAATTCAGCATCAGTAGGACTGATTCCAGTGAATTTAAGACCCCAGTTGCCCTCAGTAACAGTACTGCAATGATCGTGATCAGCGTTAGTTACTCCTTGGAAAGGTTGATCTAATTCATAAATACGAGCATTACCTGCTCCACTATCATGAGCAACAACTACATAACAAGGATCAGTAACAGCATCTCCATCGTTCTCAGGTTCTTCTACCCTTATAATAGATCCTACAAGAATACTGGCAGTGTCATCATCTGCTGAAGTAAAATAGGTACTTCCATGTACAAAAGAAAGATTATTGAGGTCTACTAATTGAGCTCCTGCATTAACTCTTTCAATTTTAATAGGTTTATGAGCTTGTCTGTCTAATACTTTAGTACCAGCAATAGCAAGACCGGCCGCTACTTCACTTTGAGTAGCAGAGGAGTCGCTTTTATAAGGAATAGTAAGTAACAGAGGACTGTTATTAAGCATACCAAAAGTATGATTAAGAGCTAACCTTATTGAATAATAAGTACTATTAGCAGCATCCAGAGATCCCGATGTGCCATTATATCCAACATAAGTAACTTGTTCCACTCTTGCTGTAGTAGCCATAGAAGTAGAATTACTTATATCAGCAGAAGTAAAAGGTTTAGTCTTATTAAGAACACCTGCAGAATTCCTAAAACGAAATTCATATTCTACTCCTGCCTCAAGAGCTCCTTCTTCAAGAGTATTATCCGATACTTTATAAAAAGCACCGGAATTGTTAGGAAGTGCTCCAGTAAGAGCATTTCCATTAGTTACTGAACAAACATAGAGTTCAGTTTTTGAATCTTCAAACATTTTATTAATGTATTAAGTTAAACAAAAAATATTATAAACCAGTTACATGAGTTCTAATAGTACAGATGATCTTAAGAGTTCCGGCAGCTGTACCTGGTTGAGTCCAAGCAGTTCCACTGAAAATATTAAGAGCCTCTGCTTGAACAAGAGGAATACCTGCAGTTGCTAGAGGATACATAACAACAATTTTATCTCCGGCAGCTCCCAATAAATTAGCAGAAGTTACAACACCAGTAACAGCAGTTGTACCTATTCTTAAAACAGTATCATTACCACCACCAGTATAGGCAGCAGTATCAAAATCATATATAAGTACAGCCGATACAAGCTCAACTACATTCCCACTAGCGGGACTATATAATGTTACACCACTTGCATGAGCAAGATCGCCAGCTGTGTTACCTACGATTTCAGTAGCAGTAATTGTGGTTTCAATAGTCCTGAGATTATAGGCCTCAACCATTCCATCTCCTAACGCTACCCCATCTATATTCACAACTCCCAAATCTCCTGGATATACATAATCAGTAGTTAATTGAGTATACCCCCCAGATTCAGTGATATTAATTGTATTTAGTTTATCTACTAGTAAGTTATACCAGTAGTCATAAACTGGAAAAAACGGAGGATGATCAACAAAATTATCCTTCGTTAAATAGTCTAATAAAGCCATTTTATATTATATTAAGTTAAACAAAAAAATTATTGTTTTGAAAATTCAGCTAATGATAATTGATATCCTTGTGCGTCCGTTACAGACATCCTTGCTAAAGTAACTGCTTCCTGAACTATATCAGAATGAATTCCTTCGTTTAACTGACAGTCATGAGCTATATCTATAGGATAATTATCAGGATGATATACTCCAACTACATAATATCCAGAAACTAATGAACCATCAGTAATAAAAACTGGAGTATTATCATATTGTAATACCCAGAATCCATCTATCTGATTAGGAGATCTAAAGGGATTTTCAATATTTTTTCTATAAAACTCATAATTTATTTTTAACAAAGGAATATTATCTGTTGTACTTGTAGTAGCATATTCATCTAATATCCAAAAATACATAGAATCAAATTCTTTTCCTACAGGAGGTGTAGTATTTAATCTACGAGCTGGAGAACCATCAGTATTTTTAAAATGAGTATCTAATGCAAAAGCTGAATAACTATCTTCTTTTACTAAAAACTCAATAGCCAACTGATTAAAAGCATTTTTGTTTATACCATCATTAAGAATACGTCTAACTACTCTTCTTTGAGCAACAGTTAAAAGTCCTCCCCATTCAGTATTAGTAAAACCAGGAGCATCACTGCTATTTATACTTTCATATAGCAGTTCTGCTTCGGCTCTCATCTCTAAAAAAGTCATTACTTACTTACTTTAATTTGTGCAGCAATTTTTAAATATACATCTGCTTTTATTTCTTCGGCATTCTTCAAGTAAGAAATTAATTCTGAATAAGTATAAGATGTTCCTTCTCCTGGAATATCATACTTATTTCTAGCTGATTTTATAATAGCACCTGCTCTTATTCCTTGTAAAATGAAGTTCTTTATCTTTCCCTCAGGATCATTTATAATTTTAAGAGCTAATGTAGTTTCATTATCAATAATTTTTCTAATCTCTTTCTTTAACCAATCTCTATCAGAGTCTTCTTCTACATGTTTTAATTCGTTTTTTTCCATGTAATATACACCCATAAAATCTTTCATAGCTCTTGCAGAGTTTTGAATAGATCCCAGATAAGTATAAGCTTCTATAAGCTTATTGGTTTCAGTTTGTTCTTTTTCTTCAGCATATCCTTCTTCTACTAAAGCGAATCTATATTCCCCTCTTGCAGTTCTACTATCCCAATTAGGAGCAACTTGTGGTTGTAATTTAGTAACCCTGTATCTCAGGTTATCTAAGGGATCAGCCAGATTAAAAGCATATCCATTATGCATTAATCCATAATCCTTTATTACTTTAACAAAAAAAGTATGCCAGAAATTATCTTTCTTTTTGTTTACATTAAGATCCAAATCCAACTCTTTTTCAAAGAACTCTCTTTCTTCATTACTAATAAAAGGATCAACTAAAACATTTAATCTGTTTTTTGGTAATTGAAACCAATTACTAGCACCTTCATATTGAAAATATGCAACATGTTCCGGAGAGCTAATCATTTTTCCTCCCCTTATTACTGGTTTTAAAAAAACTTTTTTATTCTGTAAATAACCTTTTTTAAATGCTTCTTCTTTACTAATTGTACTCATTTCTGTAATCTTTTAAATTAATACTAACAACCTTTTCCTTTGCCTTTGCCTTTACTTTTTTTAGCCATAATCTACTTTTTAAATAAATAGTTAGGGAAGCAATAATTCACCTCCCTAACTATTGGAATTATTAACGAAGAATTGCGGGAAGTATACGAGCAGTCTTCTTAGGATTAGTGATTTTAACACCACCAATAAACCCTTTAAATACAGAGTAACCATCAACAGATGTAGCCATCATCCTAGGATCAGTACGCTTATTATAAGGTGAGAATGGATCTCTAAGCCCTGGAATATATCCGAAGAACTCTTCTTCATCCTTAACACTCACTTTACTAATATTAGCAGTACCATTAGTTGTACCTACATCGAAGATCTCATAAATATAAGAACTTGCAAGACCACCATTCGGATGCCTAAGAGTATTAGGATAACCATCTTTCATAGGATCTATAGTCAATTTAAACTTAATACCATTAACAGCTACATAGTTAAGGAACTGTCCTTCATCTAACGTAAGCTTACCACCTTCAGCCCTGATGTTGAAATTAGCATCAAGATAAGTAATAGAATTAGCCTTGTTAACAGCATCTTTATGGAATTGATATGCACCATATTCACCAGTGGATACTATGAATTCCCTCTTGTCTTCAGGAATTTTACCATAGGACATATCCATAGCAAAATCAGTAAGCATATCAAGTGAGAAAGTATTGTAAGTTAATATGTTACCATATTCCATCTGCTCATATAAACCATAACCAGACCTTATAACATTACCACTTTCTCCATTATGACCAAAAGTACCGTCAGCAAGTTTATTAGACTTACCGTGTCCTATCAGTCGTGCTTTGTCTCTTTCAAATTGTACATAGAAATCCCACCCAAGTTTGTCAATCCAACGAGTCTGTGTCTTTCCATTCTGATCAATAAAAGCAAATGCAAGAGGTTTATTTTTACCCTTGGATATCATATTTCCAGGAACTTCGTAATTCTTACGAATCATAGAAAGTACGTTTTCCATCTGGTAAGGAGCAGTATGATGAACACCGTTACCTCTCTTAGAGAGTTCTTGTTCAACCATACCAAAGAGCTCAGACCACATTGTATTAGCTGCTAAATCATCAGCAAGAATCCAGAGAGTGTCGTCTCCTGTAAACAACTGTATTTTATAACGCCATGTATTACCAAACTGTACAGGATCTTCAATAACCCTTAATTGATATACATCCGGTTTGTCTCCTACGATATGTGAAGTAGCCTCAAAATATCTTTCTGGAAACCACATATAGAAGATGCCTCTATTCAAACCGACCTGAGCAGCATCGGTAACTACAGTAGCTCCGAGAGCATCAGTGGTTGCTTTAATAAGAGGAATACTACGTTCATCTGATCCTTGTAAGAACCAACGATAAACAACATCATCATTAATGTACTCAGTAGGAAGACCATTTATAAAGGAAACAAAGTTGTCTGAACCAACATTAAGTTCGTAAAGACGATTCATTGTTTGACTTATAATTTCTGGTTCTTGCATACCAAGCCATCCAAGATGACTTTCTCTTGTTAACCCACTCCAATATTTAGGATCAACAATCTGCAACGGTGAAATTTTATTCATATTTTATAATTGTTTAAAAAAATTTTACTTACCAAAGATTCCTCTCATAGAATCTATGTTATCTTTAACAGTTTTATCCTGTTCAGGACTATTTATAACAGGGCTTCCTATAGAGGTTTTTGTGTTTTTTCTGGACTCAAGAGCACTTTCCAAGCTGTTTATTTCCTTTGTAACTTTAGCTTGACCGGCTTTATTCCAAGGTTTTCCTTTCTCAAAGAAGCCAGTTTCAAGAAGATAAGCCAGTTTAGAATCAAAGAAGATAGGATCTTCAGCCCTTTTAGCCCAAAGATTATTTGTTATTCTGCCTTTAGAATCCCTTACTTCTTTTGTTAAATGTTCGTACATTTTAGTCTTTACTTGCTTATTAATAGCAACACCTGGAATTACATCTTCCAGAGTATTGATAGTTTCTTTTAAAGAGTTTAATATTCTTTTCTTTTCGTCTTCTTTTAAAGCCAACTGATTAGCTGCTTCTGCTTCTTCTTCAGTAATTTGTTCTTTTATTGCTGCTTTTAAAGATGTCAGGTATTCTTTAGAGTCTTCAATATCATCTCCTAAATCTATACTACTTTGTACTAATCTTTCTATCTTTGCATCTGACATAGAAGTAGTTAGTTTAAAATAGTCGATCATTACTTTTTTTCGTAACTCTGTATTTTCTTCTTTTACTAAATCTTCATTTTTAATAGCCTCAAATCTTGTTTTAAGATCTATTAAGCTACTTGCAGATTCAGCAGGAACACCTTTTCCTGTTAAAGCTAAAAATTCTTTATATCCAAGATCTAAATCAGCTTTTGCAGCTTCTACATTTGCATCAATCTCTTCTCTTATAAGATTCCTTAAAGCATCTGCCTCACCTAATTCTTTAATATTTTTATTAAATTCATCCTCATCAAAGGATGAAAGAAGCCCCTGCTTCACCAAGTCCTTAGCAAAGATTACAGTAAAAGGAGCATCAGAAGATTTTGTATCAGAAGATTGTACGTTGGTGGCAGGGGCCTTTTCATCTTTTTTCTTAACGTCTTCTTCTTCTTCTGTGTCTTTATCTGTCTCAAGGACTTTATTAATATCTATTTTTTTATCGTCTTCAGAACCGTCGTCTTCTTCTTTTTTATCAGGCTCATCTTCAGGTTCTTCTTTTTCTGTGTCTAATGCCGGAAGATTTTCAAGCATAGAATTTATATCTAAGCTCTTATCTAATTCCAACATATCTTCAATACTCTGATCAAATACTCCTTTACTCATAACTGTAATTGTTTTACAAAAATAATATCTAAAAAATTATTAAACAAATTATTTGCAATTTACAAAATCCTGGTATAGCGTAAACTTACATTTATGTATAAGTTTTCTATACTATATCCACTATTTTTTCTTAGATACAACTGGTTTATTGGCTAATTTTTTCTTAATTTCTAATTCTTTTTCTTTTTGAGTTTCTTTAACTTTATTAGCTCTTTTTTGCTCTTCCAATTGTTCTCTCTTTAATTGTGTATCTGCATCGTCAGTATCGTAAGTAATACTATTTTCATTAGAAAACTTACGTTCCTGATTCATAGCAGCTATTTCTAATTTAACTCTGTTATTCTCATCAATCTCATATTTCTTAAGATCTCTATCTGCTTGTTCTTGTGCAGCTTCTGCTTCAAGTTGCATCTGCTGAGCCTCAAGTTGTTGTTGAGCCTGTTGCTGAGCTTGCTGCTGAAGTTGTTCTTCAAAAGCTTCAAACTTACGTTGTAATGCAGCAGGATCTTGAGTACGATAAAGCTCCATAACCATAGAAAGTGTGCCACCGTTCTGCATGAAAGGTTGGACAAGTGCTTTAAGAGTAGCCATCATGTCTTTATCAACAGCAGAATTAGTAGAATAAATTCCATATTCAGACTCTTTAAAAAGCTCTCCATCAAAGTCTA